GATCAACAAATCGATCAGGTCAAGCAAGAGATATGTCAATCTCACTTGACTGGTATCAATTCACAACAACATAGGAGAACCCTAAATGAGTACATTTGCACGATTTTTAAGAGCGCGACTACAAGATGAAGCCGGAGCCGGTGAAGGCGGCGGCGAAGGTGGAGCTGGAGAAGGTGGAGGCGGCGGTGATTTCAACTGGCGCGAACAAATCCCAGAGCAGTACCGCAATGAAGCCATGTTTAGTGAGGAGCAAGTTAAAGACTTTCCGAGTCTGATTGACCAGTTTGCTAATTCGCAACGCTTGCTGGGTGACTCAATTCGCATTCCAGGTGAAAACGCCGATGCTGACACAATTAACCGGTTCAACGAAAAGCTGAGCAAGGTGAATGGCATAACCCGTATCCCAGGTATGGAAGCCGATGAACAAGAGCTCAAAGAGTTTTATTCAAAACTGGGGGTGCCTGAAGAGCCCAGCAATTACGAGTTTTATACCCCGGCAGATGATGATATTCCTGAAGGTATCGAGCTGGACACTCACTTGAATGAGCCGTTTGGCCAGGTAGCACATCAGCTGAATCTTACACCTAACCAGGTAAAAGGTATTTCCAAGTGGTTTACTGAAAACTCGATTGCTGAAGCCAAAAGCAAGCTCGACAGAAACAACTCAACAGTCGAAGAGCTGAAAAAGGAATATGGCAATGACTATGAATCGCGCCTAAGTCTGGCTACTGATGTAGTTGAGAAGTTCGGCACGAAATATGCGCTTGAAGATTTGAAGGGCGAAATCGGTAACCATCCTGGTTTAGCTATGATGCTGGCTGATATTGGCCTGGCCACCACAGAAAATGGCCTGCAGCGCCTTGACTCCGAAGGTAACGCCATCACGAAATCAACTACAGAAATCAACATGGAGATTGAAGAGCTGATGAATGATCCTGCATACGCAGATAGCAAAGCTGACAACCATGGTGTTGTGGTGAAAAAGGTTGAGAAGTTGTACGAGCAGCTGGAAGTCATCAAAAAGCAGTCGAAGTCTTGACAGTATTTACTAACTGACATATAAGTATAACTAAACCAACTCGATGGGTTTTAGGTCGAAGGGCGTTTCCTCCCGGTGCGCCCAGAAGCCTTTTCAGGTAGCCAAAAGGTCTGAAGATTAACCCTGAGAACGTAGGGCCAACGATAGGCAAGGACAGTCCGGCATCCGGGTAGCTTCCGAAATAAGAGCATATTCTTTTAACTTTTATTTGGAGACTACACTGATGAGTTATTCCATACCTGAAAATCATGTGCAGCAGTTTAAAGCGAACCTTCGCCTGTTATCACAACAAAAATCTTCTCGTTTACGTCGTACCGTCCGTGATGATGGCGACATTGTAGGCGACCGCGTGCATTTTGACCGTTTAGCGGCTTCAGAAGCACAACGAATCACAGACCGTCACTCAGATACTCCACTGAACAACAGTGAACACTCACGTCGTTCAGCGTATATGTATGACTATGACTGGGCTGAGCTGGTTGATAAGCCTGACCGCTTAAAGACGCTCTATTCGCCTGACAATTACTACGCAATGAATGGCCGTGCGGCATTAGGTCGCTCGATTGATGATGAGATCATCACTGCCCTGGGTGGTGCCGCGTATGGTGGTGTTGATGGCACAACCTCAAGCTCATTCCCTTCTGGAAATGTTGTTGCCGTGGATGACCACACCTATGACTCAGGTTCAGGTAATACTGGCATGAGCATCACCAAGTTAATGGTGGCACGTGACATCATTTATGGTGCAGACGTGGATGAAGACCAGAAACTTTACTGTGCACTGACACAGAAAGCGCTGTCTTCACTTATCTCAGGCGACAGCTACCGTGCTGCAAACATTGACTTCGCGGCTGTAAAAGCGCTGGTTAATGGTGAAATCAATACCTTACTGGGTATCGAGTTCATCCGCATTGAGCGCCTGAATACGGACTCAAACACTTATCGTGAATGTTTTGTTTACACGGAAACCGCGATTGGTGCTGGCATTCCAGCTGACATCACTGTTGACATCGGCCCGCGTCGTGACAAGCGAAACGCTACCCAGGTGTATGCAATGATGAGTTGTGGTGCTGTCCGTATTGAAGACGAGCACGTTGTTAAGATTCTTTGCGCTAGCAACTAATCGAGTGGCCCCGGCTCTTTTTAAGAGCCAGGAATTCTGACCCCTTTTTAGGAGAAATATCATGGCAGTTACAACAGAAAACTCCACACAAATCGACAATGAGAGCGCAACTCCACCTGTCAAAAATGATTCGTGTGATGATCGTGGTCGTTTACGTGTAAAGCGTTTCGACTTTACTCAGGGTGCAGCGGCAGGTGATGCCACCAGCACGCAATCACTCATTAAGATCCCACCAGGTAAAGTGAATGTCCACTTGGCCTTGTCTCGTATCGCGTTCAGCGCCTTTGGTGCATCACGCGTACTGGATATTGGTTACACGGCTTACACCAACCCGGATGGCACGGCAGTAGCCGCAGATGCAGACGGTATCGCAAATGATATTGACGTATCTTCAGCGGGTAATGCTAATCCTACTGGCATTGTGGGTGGCGATGAAATCATCCAGTTCAACTCGAAAGAAGGTGTGACAATTTATGCAACCGTAGCAGGCGGCACTATCCCGGCAGCTGCAACATTAGATGGTTGCTTCTATATCTCGCAAGACTAGGGTTCTCCGATTCTTGTCTGCAAGATAAGGGGGTAGCCTCACGGCTATCCTCTTTTTTTAATTCTGGAGCATGAAATGGCCTCTGATAGTGAAGTTTCAATTTGTAATGGCGCATTACTTATTTTGGGTGCGAAGCCAATAGGCAGCCTGGATGACAACACGGATAACGCCAGGCTATGCAATCAATTTTATTCCAGTACTCGCAATACAGCGTTACAAGCTTATCCATGGAACTTTGCAGTGCGCCGAGCAACATTGACGCAAGACGCAACTGCACCAGCTTACGGCTTTACTTATCAATACGATCTCCCCAACAGCCCTGACTACTGCCTCCGTGTGCTAAGGGCTCAAGACCCACGCATTGTGTTCCGCGTTGAAGGACGTAAGCTGCTGACTGATGAGGGTTCGATAAACATTAAATACATCAGCCGTATTACATCAGCCGCTCAATTCAGCCCGTTGTTTCGTGAAGCATTAGAGTATTTGCTGGCATGGAAACTATGCTATGCCGTCACAGGCTCAACTTCGCTCAGAAAGGACTTGATGCAATCTTATGAGAGCATCTTGGTAGAGGCTGAAGATATTGACACGCAAGAAGGCGTGAACGACCCAGATGAAGAGTATGGCGAGTTCAATGACATCGTTGATGCGCGCGTAAATGGAACATCAATAGGACGTAGCAACCGATAATGGCACGCATTGCTCCCATACAGAACAGCCTGGTAGGCGGTGAAATATCACCCCGGCTTTATGGTCGCTCGGATACAGAGAAATATCAGGCGGCTGCCAGGGCAGTCAGGAACGCTATTGTTGCTCCACATGGCGGCGCGTATGCCCGACCTGGGTTTTATTTTCTAAAGGAAACCAAGGACTCAACCAAGTTTTCCCGCTTAATCGACTTCGAGTTCTCTGATGAGCAGGCTTACACCATCGAAATGGGTGAAGGGTATTTCCGTTATTTTAAAAACGGCGGGTATATCCAGGATACCGAGAACCTGATTACCAACGGTGACTTTCCGACAGGCATTGCCAGCTGGACAGATTTATCAACAGGAACAGGTGGTATCGCATGGGATGGCGTAGGTGCACTGGATTTGGTGCCAGGTGCATCAGGCGTAGCGATTGCAGAACAGCAGATCACCTTCGCCACTGATGGCGTCGATAGCGCAATAACGATCGATATTGTCTCCGGTGTATCGGTCAGCGACGGGGTGGAGGTGCGTATAGGCACTACATCAGGTGCCAGTGATATTTTCTCAGAAACACATGAATCAACCGGTATTAAGGGTGCAAGCCGTTCAACTATCGTCGATATTCCCCTGGGCACTTCAACTGTTTACCTGCAAATCCGAAAAGGTGGCACGGTCACCGCTAACGTGGATGATATTGAGCTGTACCGGGAAATTGTCGAAATTGCTAATCCGTATTTAGAATCAGAATTGCGCGATGTTCAGTATGCTCAGTCTGCAGATGTGATGTATATGGTGCATAAAGATCACCAGGTGCAAATCATGTCGCGGTTCAGCGATGTTTCATGGTCATTTGGCGCGGTCACCTTCGTTGATGGCGTTTATAATCCGCGAAACTATGACGCAACATACATACTGACTACAACAGGCACTTATACCGTGGGTGGTACCTGCACAATTACTGCGACGGGTACCGGTTTTGCTCCGTTTACTTCCTCTATGGTAGGTGATCCGATTCGCCTGGAAGATGAAGCTGACAAAACAAAGTTTTTCTGGGCAGAAATCGCAGGCTTTACCAGTTCAACTATTGTGACGGCAACCGTTAAGGTGGCGGTACCCGCTTCTCTGCAAGCCGCAGGCACTTACAAGTGGAATATGGCGGCATTTACTGCAGCAAACGGCTATCCCTCAACTGTCGGTTTGTCCGGGCAGCGCGTCTGGTTTGGCTCGACAAACGCGAAACCGCAAACATTCTGGGGGTCAGTACTTTCTGATCTCAATACGTTCTCGCTGGGCACAGACGATGATTTGGCCATTATTTTCACGATTGCAGCCAAAAAGCCGCATAAAATCCAGTGGATTGCAGACGGCGCGCAGGGGTTGATGGTAGGTACCCGTGGTGGTGAGTGGTTTATTCACGGCGGAAACTCCCCAATCACACCTACAAATATTCAAGCAGACCCACAAACATCACGGGGTTCAGAAAATATTCAGCCGATTGAGGCAGGTTATGCTTTGTTAATGATACAAAAGTTTGGTCACAAAATGCGTGAGCTTAAATCAAACTTCGATGTAGATGGCCATGTCGCGCCAGACCTCACCATCATGGCAGAGCACCTGGCAAGAACCTCAAAAATAGTCGATATTGCTTACCAGGCAGAACGTGAGTCCGTGATATGGGCTGTACTGGATGATGGCAGCTTAATTGCCTGCACTTATGAGCCTGAACAGAATGTGGTGGCGTGGCACAAGCACGACACCCAGGGCACCTTTGAGGCGATTACTTCTATCCCCGGCACTGATGCTGATGAAGTTTATGCGATCATTAAGCGTACTGTTAATGGCGTTGATAAGCGCTATGTCGAAATGCTTATGCCAACGGTTATATCTGAGGTGAAAGATGCTTTTTTCGTGGATTCTGGCCTCACTTACACCGGCCCTACTTATTCCGTCATTGATGTTTCTATCGCTGATCCCTGTGTTGTGCGTATTGATATTGGCTCAGAGTCATATTCGTTCACAGGTGATGGCGATCAGTCACTTGAGTTCTCAGGCGTAGGTGGTACAACAGAATTAAACGGCAACTCTTACACCATTCAATCCTCTGCATTGGTAGCTGGCACGCAATATGATGTCACGCTTAACCTGGATTCAAGCGATTACACTGCATTTATCAGTGGTGGCTCAGCTCAGTACGGCACAAAAACAGTGTCAGGATTAGGGCATCTTGAGGCAGAGGAAGTAGTTATCTTGGCAGATGGCGGTGTTGATGACACGCAAAACGTTTCGTCTGGTGCTGTCACGCTGAGCGCACCAGCAGCACTCATTCATGTCGGATTGAGTTACCTGCCAAAAATCGAGCTCTTGGAGCCCGACTCAGGCGCTCAAAACGGCACCTCGATGGGTAAATTAAAGCGATACAACAACATAAAAGTCCTGTTATCAGACAGTGTTGGGTGCAAGATTAATGACCAAGAGATACCATTTAGAGAAATAAACAGCGAAATGGGTAAAGCCGTTCCCTTATTCAGCGGCATTGTCGATGTGGAGAATTTAGGATGGGACAGAGAAGCGCTAGTGGTAATCGAGCAACCTCAACCATTACCAATGAACGTGCTGATGATAACGGGAACGCTTACAACCAGCGACGCGTAGTACAATACAAGCCTTGCGATGAGTGGCTACTGATAAGCAAACTCAAGATGAGCGCTGAAGAGGCTATGCTGGTTGCGACTGACATCAGGAAAAACGCTTCCATGGGAACTTGCTACACGATTTTAGTGAAAGAAAGAGTAGTGGCTATCGCAGGTGTTGCCCTGATAAGAAAAGGTATTGGTGAATTATGGAGCGTTTCGACACCAGAGATTAAGCGTAACCCGAAGTTTTACTACAAAGTGGCATTATGGGGTATTAATGACGGCTTCAAGCAATTTAATCTCAGGCGGTTGCAAACAATTTGTCGATATGATGATGCAACAGCCTATAATTGGCAGAAGAGACTGGGTTTTGAGTTTGAAGGTGTGATGAAAGCGCATAATGACGATGGCAGCGATGCTGTCAGGATGGGAATGGTATGTGGACAACAAAAGATACAGGATCATTATTAACCGGCATCGGCAGCTTCTACAAGGCTGCTGGCGGCATTGAGGAAGCCAGGAGTGTTTCTGCAATCACAACAATGAACGCCGCTACTCGCCTGGATGATATGCGACAGCTGACTAAATCATTGAGAGATAACACGCGACAATTAACTCGCGGTTCACGTAAAGCTGCTGGACGCCTACGCACCGCGGTCGCTGCCAGCAATCTTGTTATGGAAGGTTCGCCATTGATGGCAATGGAAGAGCTGCACCAGCAAGGTATCGCGGATATTGAAGCTATCCAGGAACAGGCGCGATACAAGCACAAAGCCATGAGCAAAACGATGGAAATGGATTACCTATCGACAATCTCTGAGCTTAAAGGAAAAGAAAAAGCGTTATGGGGTAAAACTCTTGGCGCAATGGGTAAAGGTTTTACAGGTGGGTGGTCATAAATGGAGCTAAAAATACCAGAACGCCGGGTAATGACAACCGAGAGCACCGGGCAGCCCACATTCAATAAGGGCGCATTGTCCGGTGAAGCTATTGGTATGCAAAAAGCCGGTGGCGAAGTTGCCAAGATGGGTGTTGAGATATACGAAAAGGCCCAGGCAGCAGAACGCACAGCAAATGCTGCGAATGCCGTTAATCAGTATCGGCTGGAAATGGAACAGTATGTTAGTGATCGCAGCCAGAATGCCGGCGATTACGCAGCTTTCGAGAAAGATACGACTGAGAAGCACAAGGAGATATTCGATAAAATCATTGATGACCTGGATGATGAGGTCACCAAGTCGTCTGTATCAACAAAGCTCGGTCAACTTGGCACTGATTACCAGCTTAAATCTCGGCTAACTGCGCGTAAGCAGCAAATCGGTTTTGCTCAAGCATCCACAACATCAGCGCTTAATTCTATGTCACGATTAGCTGTAGAGGCGGATAACGACATCAGCCTGAACCGGCAGCTCGAAGAAATAAAGTCACTGCTTGATGTCCAAACAAATGCCGGCATTTATACCCCAGACAAGGCGGCTAAATTATTTGATGACACCCGCAATGACGTTTATGCCTCACGTATTTCGCGTGATATGGCTGAAGACCCAGAGCAGACTTACCATGACCTGCTTGATGCAACCTATTACCCCGACCTGCCTGAAGACAAGCGTGCCATCCTGACAGAGCGAGCCAGAAAGCGCATGGAAACAAAGGCCAAGGCTGATGAGCGAGCACGCAAGAAAAGTCATTCAGAGGAAGACAGGCTGCTCAGGATTCGCCAGGATAAAACAGCAGGTGAAGGCTACTCTATGCTGCAGAACGGTGAGCTTGATGATGTCTGGCTGGAAAAAATGCGTGAGACACGCAGTCTAACGGCAACCTCTTACGAAAAACTGAAGGATGCGCTGAATAAAGCAGAGAAGGCAGGTGGAGTGACTGACCCCGATAAATATTTTGCCACAGTAAACCAGGCTTATGGCGGAGCATTAACGCTGGACATGCTCTATTCCATGGTAGGTGAAGGCCTGACTTATGATGATGTGAAAGAAATTCAGACTATTGTGCAGGAAGGCAGCCCAATCTTTAAGTCAAAAGATTACCAGGAGGCCAGAAGTTATGTCCGGGAATCAATGGGTATTACCGGGTTTGGTTTTATGAAAAAGGATGATGGCCCGAAAGTTGCCAGCGCATCACGTGAGCTGTATGAACGTGTCAAAAATGGCGCAAATCCCATGGAAGCCGCCGATGACATTGTAGCCAGGTATAACAAGCGAGCCCAGGGTTTGCCAAGTCGCAGAGCTTACCCAGACTTAACCCGTGAGCAGCTGAGAAACATGATGCGTGCTAATATGATAAGCATGCAGGAATACAATACTGAGGTTGAATTGATTACGCAGGACGAGAAACGTGCAGCAAGACAAGCTGCCCAGGCTGCAAAACCAAAGGTTACTGAATAATGAGCGATACACTATTCAACGACAAATACACTGAGCGCCAGCTGGTAAATTCACCGGCTGTTATTGATGTAAAAAACAGCCCGGCTTATCCAGATTTAATGGATCAGTCTGTAATGCGCCAAAAAGCGAAAGAGTGGTACGGAAAAGCTGACACATTAACTTCGCCCGACCTTGATCCTGAATACCATAATAAACTCAAAGAAATGGGGCCAGCCCCGACAGATGCCTATGGATTTGCTATTGATGTAAATGGTGAACGATTACCTGACCAATATGACGGCATGAACCAGCAAGACCGCATCAACACCATGACTTCGATGACCATGGACGAAATGAACGCCAAGAACGTTCAATACGCAATCGAGCTTCATGCAAAAAACAACAAAGCAAAATTCCGCGATAATGTTGTAACCGATATGATGGGTGACAACCTGGTAAAAGACCCGTTATCTGGCATGTGGAGACAAAAATCAGACAGCGAAAAAATGTATGAGCTGGGTAACGCATTACCTGCGGTGACAGAAAAGCCGCTGATTTCAAAAGAAGAGCTCGGTGAAATGGGCGCATGGCGAAAACTTGATACACAGGTAGCGGGCGGCACGATTGATGCCATGATTAACATGGCGCGAACCGTTGAAATTGCTTCAGCGCATTTAACCTCTCACAGCAACAAGCTTGCCGCGGCATATAAGGAAGGGCGAAGCGATCTTGTAAACGACCCATCTATTGATAGCTATGCGCTATACGGAGACCTCGGCCAGAAAGTAAAAATCGAATCAGACGGGACTATTTCAGGCGGCCTGGTGCGTGGCTTCTCTCAATTTCTTGTTCCTTTCACAGCAGGAATGCGTGCGACATCAGCAGTCTCAAAAGGCGCCGGTTTTATTCGCCCATTCGTAACTGGCTTTGCAACTGACTTAACAGCATCGCAGGCTTCAGATGGAAACCTGGCTGACTTGTTCACCCAGCTTGGCGTTGAAAACGACACATTAAAATATATGTCGGCAACCAACTCTTCATCACAGCTTGAAGCAAAACTGAAAATCGCCATTGAGGGCGGTATTGTGGGTGAAGGTATCGGCCTTATCCTGAAAGGCGGTTCTTGGATGCTTAAGAAAACCAAGAACAAAAAGGCACTGAAAAAAACAGCAGAATTCCTGATGACAGCTGCCAAGGCTGCGCGTCGCACTAATACTGCCCAGGTTGAGCTTATTGAAAAAGATGCCAGTGAAATTATCGCTAATCACCTGCTTGAACAGTACGATGTTCAGCGTGAAGCCGCTGCAGAGGCCGCAAATGTTCCACGTGAAACGCCTGAAGCCCTTCCAGCTGACAAACAGGGTGCAACGGAGCCTGGAGCAAAACCGGAAGAAAAGAAACCGGAGCCAGGTGCGGAGCCAGGTGCAACGCCAGAGAAAAAGCCGGAACCTAAGCCTGAACCAGAAAAGCCACTGTATAAGCCGAGCCCAGAAGTTAAAGAGGCGTATGCCCAGTATGCCCTGGCCAAGATACTCAAAGATGAACTGAGTCCTGAAGACTGGATGAAGGCCATGAAAGGCAAGGGTCACCCTGAGCTGCTGAAACAGTCTTACAAGCATGCTAAGGACTATATCAACAACAATGGCCGCACCCAGGCTTACTACCACCGAACAGAACGTGCTGTCATCGAAACACCTGATACTAAAAAAGGTCGGACAGCTGACCAGTGGCTCCAGGAAATTACAGGCGCCGGCCAGGGTAAAGGCCAGATGGGTAAATTACCCGCGGATATTCGCCCAACTTCACCCGATGTGAAATGGCTGGGTATTGAAGAGTTTCTGAAAGAACGTAAAGGCCAGAAAGTCACGAAAGATGAACTGATTCAGCATATCCGGGCCAACCGTGTAGAGATTGAAGACATTAACAAAGGTGCTGGTGAAGGATCTGTTGATGTTGAATCTGATGAGTACATGGAAGCATTAGATGAAGCTGAATTTGAACGCCTGCCTTCAGCTGATACCTATTCACCTGAACTTGATGAAAGTGTCCGTGATAAGTGGGTCAGCAACGAAAAAGACTACTACATGAGTGATTACCGCGATGAGTGGACGGATGAGTTCCGCAGCGACCTTGAAGATGAGCATATCGACCCAGATACCGGTGAAATTGACGAAGACAGCTTGCAGGAAGCCATTGATGAAGCCATTGAAGACCGCGCAAATGAATATGCCAATAACTCGTTTGAAGAAATGGGGCCAAAAAGAATGACGTTCTCTGATCCGGAAGGTAATTTTGAATATACGGCTACCGGTAATGATGAAATGGGCTGGGATATAAGAGATCCTGATGGAAATACAATAAATAATTACGGGAGAGATCCTGGTTCATTAGACAGTGCCGAGGGAATTATTCGAGATCACGCACGTGAGTGGGACAATTTCGACCGAGAAGCTGCTGAACGTGAAGCAGAGCAAGCGTTGAGTGGTGCGCCAGGTGGCGGCCCACGCTGGGAAGAATACAACCTGGATGGTGAGTTTGAAGATTACAATGAGCTTCTCTTGACCATGCCTAAAATCAATTTTGGTACTGTAGAGTCAGGTCACTTCGCTGAAGCTGATGTCATCGTCCACACCCGTTTTGATACCCGTGTCGATAACACCGGTACGCCAGTCATGTTTGTTGAAGAGGTTCAATCAGATTACGCTAAGAAAGGCCGTGATCGCGGGTATGAGTCTGAAGTTGAAACTGATCCTGCCGTCAAAGAGAAAACAGAAAAAGAACTTTTTGATTTACGCGCTAAGCAGCGAGTAATAAGAAGTGATATGAGCGAAACAAGCACGGAAATCGGAAAACTAGAAAAACTAAAAGGTAATGCTGATTATATAGAGCTCCAGGTTAAAACTGGCAAGAGCACGCTTAATAATTTAAAAAACGAGATTGCAGGGATAGGAGATAAAGAAAACCCAAGGTATAAAGAGCTTGCTGATGATATAGAGCACATGGAAGGACGCATAAAAGAGCATGAGGAATGGCTGGAAAAAGCAGGCGATACTGAGCTCAACAAAGAGATTGAAATACAAAAAAGCCGATTAACTGAATTAACAAAAGAAGATGATGTTCTGGAAGAGCAGACAAGAAAATTTGCTAAAAAGATGGGCATTACCAGCCCGATTCCCGATGCTCCAGTCCAGAAAACAGAGCAGTGGGCAGGTATGGCAATGCGTCGCCTGATACGTCATGCAGTTGATGAGGGTCATACAAAGATTGCCTGGACTACTGGCGACATGCAGGCTGAGCGCTGGGGCCGTAAGATGGGTGAAGCTGCCAAGGAAGTTATCTGGAACCCTGAGTCTGGAACGCTGAGTACATTAAAACATGATGGCGAAGTGGTTGAGGTGGCAACCGGTGTTAAGAAGCGTGATTTAGCCAATTATGTGGGTAATGCTGGCGCCAGAAAGCTCAATGAGCGCGCCATTCCTACTGGTGAAGGCAGACTGCCAGGCGATGAAATTATTGTTGCTGAAGAGGCACGCGGTTACCGCACTGTTTACGATGTTGAAATCCCGAAATCAGTAGAGAAATACGTTAAGCAGTGGAAAGGTAAGATTACTCGTACCAAGATTAACGTGGGCACTGAAGCTGAACCTGAATGGGAAGAGGTCATGGCGGTAGAATTCCCTGAAGAAATGGTCAAATCTGCCCGAGGCGGCGTGCCTCTGTTACAATTAACTCCAGGCATTATGGCGCCAGCCGCAGCAGGCGCAGCAAAATTACTTGAAGTAGAGGGTGAAGATGACAATCAGCTCTAATCTACAACAGCCAGGCATTCAGTTTACTGATGAGCTGGCACCCGAAGAGATTGAAGGGGCTAATCCATTATTTATGGGCGAGCCAACCCAGCCTGAAGCATTGCCACCAGAAAAAGAAGGTGAGGAGCCCATACAGCTTGCAGGCTTAGGCTCCGCGCTGTCGAGAGGATTGGGTCGGCAGGCTGAAAAGCAAGCTATACCCGCCATCAAAGTCTCTGAAGAGGCCGCTGATCTCACCGAAACATTCATTGAAAAACATCAGATGGATATTGAAATGCCCGATAAGGCGGTCAACATCAATCTTCAGTACATGGATGCCCCGGAAAAGGTCAACCAGGTAATTGTCGATATGGCCGATATGATGCCTCAACAGGTGCAGAAGGCCCGGCGAAACGTGCAAGGCTGGGATCAGACAAAGTTGTTAGCCAATGAGCTTGGCTTAACTGAAGACGAATTACTGAAGCGTCCTATTGGTGAAGCCTGGAACGCAGAGAAAATTACCGCTGCCAGGTGGGTATTGGCAGACACGCGCGACAAAGTAGCTGCGCTGGCAGAAAAAGTCTCAGCAAAACAAGCCACAGATGAAGAAAAAGCTGAGTTTCGTGCCCTGATGTCAAAATATGCCGGTATTCAAATGCAGTTACACGGTATTGCGGCAGAGGCAGGTCGTGCATTAAATGCTTTTAAGATTGTCTCCCAGTCCGGCGAACTAAGAAAATCTGAAATTGAAACCCTAATTACCCGGTCAGGAGGCGATATTGAGCGCTTGGCCAAAGGCTTCACTGGTTTGAGTGACCCAGCGAAACAGGCAAAATTCGCCCGAGACATGTCAAGACCGGGCGCATATCGTATGTTCCTTGAATACTGGATTAACGCTCTTCTCTCAAGCCCAACCACGCATGCGGTGAACGTGACATCAAATGCAGTTGTATCGCTGGCGCAAATACCAGAAACGCTGATGGCTTCAGGTTTTGGTAGGATTTTTTCAGACGGTAAAGGCGTTCAGGCCGGTGAAGGCATGGCTAGAATGTACGGCTTATATGCTGGCATGAAGGATGGCTTTTTTGCCGCTGCCAGGGCATTCAAGGCTGGTGAGCCGTCCGATGCCTCGATGAAAATGGAAGTGCCTGATCATACTGCAATAACGGGTAAAAACGTGGAAACCGCGATGAAGCGCGGCGTTGAATCATTAAATCATGTTATTCCAGGTAAAGGCATTGATCCCAACGTAGCCAATTTGTCAGACCCGGTGCAAGCCGCGGTTGATCATCTTGGTACCTTTATGCGTATTCCTTCACGGTTCCTGTTGACGGAAGATGAATTCTTTAAAGCTATAAATTACAGAATGGAGTTAAACGCACAAGCATACCGTGCAGCAAAAGCAGAAGGGCTGGAAGGTCAGGAGCTTGCTCAATTTGTCACTCGATTTATTGAGACGCCACCTGAGAACGTGAATGTCGCTGCAATCGAGTCTGCCAAGTATCATACTTTCACCAATGAGCTGGGTGAGCCTGGCCAGAAATTTGCAGGTGCATTGAATAGTTACCCAATCTCCAGGCTAATCGTTCCTTTTTTTCGTACCCCGGTAAATATCCTGAAGTTTTCAGCAGAAAGAATGATACCGCCCATTCCTGGGATTCCTTCACGGCTCAAAGACGACCTATTGAGTGGTGACCCAGTACGCCGTGATATGGCGATGGGGCGCATGAGCATGGGTGCGATGGTCTGGGCCACGGTTGTTCCATTGGTTGCTGAATATGGTGAGTGTGAAAACCGCGATATGTGCATCATCGGTGCGCTACCTTCAGACCCTAAATTAGCAGCGACTTATAAGCGCATGGGTTACAAGGAATACAGCATTAAAGTAGGCAATAAATTCTACAGCTATAACCGATCTGACCCATTCGGCCAGATGATTGGTATTGCAGCTGATGCGTCGCGGATTATGCCGATGCTCAATGACGAGGATGCCACAGAATTTGCCACAGGTATGGTGATGGCCGTTTCAAATAACGTCGTAAACAAAACGTATATGAGTGGTATTGCTGATGCAATGGAGGTCTTCAGGTCAAACGACCAAGAGAAGTGGGCGAAATACGGTAGGCAGTTAGCAGCCAGCACAGAAGGTTCCTTCATTGGTGCAGTAGAACGAACTATTGATCCAGAGTGGCGAAAAGCCACTGATGTCTGGGAAAAGTTCAAAGCCAAAACGCCTGGCTTATCAACAGAGCTGCCGCCATATCGTGACTTATGGGGCCGCGCATTACGAAACAGCGTTTGGGGTGACGAAATAACACAGTATATGGCGATGATTTCACCTATCCAGACAGGAACCCTGAAAGTTGAACCTGTTGATAGAGAGCTTGCCCGGTTAGGGTATGCGCCAGGCTCAGTGCGTAAAGTAATGGACGGGGTTGAGCTTGAGCCAAAAGAACATGACTACCTGGTAAGAATGGCGGGTAATGAGCTGAAAGCGCCTGCCGGCACTGTAATACCGGTTTATAATCCTGGTACCGGCGAAACAGATGATATTGATATTTCAGGTAAAGGCAGCATGAATGCGCTGAACGCCATTGTACGCTCTCCTGTCTATAAAACACTGACAGATTCCGTTGATCCTCCTGGCCAGAAAGTGAGGCTAATCCGTAGTGTTGTTGAGCAGTATCGTGATTTAGCGAAATTGGCTACACTCAAGAAATATGACCGGTTATTAGAAGCTATAATTGAATCAAAATCTGAAGACTTGCGAGCAGTTGGGGCGCCTGAAGATGAGGTGCTTGATGCAGGCAGCACAATGAGAATGGAATACCGGGATACATTTGACACCCTAGAAGACATTGACTTAACAGGCGATTAAAGATGACCGTACCTACAGAGAACAACCGTAAAATATCAACAACTGATGGGGTGGCAACCTCATTTCCCTTTGATTTTCAGTTGTTGGCAGAGGGCGACTTTAAGGCTAAGCACTACCCTGATGTTGGCTCACCGGTCGCTCTGGTGTTATCAACTGACTTCACGTTAAATGCAGGGCCATGGCCATCAGGCGGCACGATGACAACCATCGGCGCGCCACTGGCTGCAGGTGAGGTCGTCATGTACCGTGACATGACTTATACCCAGGGAACAGACTTAACAAATAATCGACGTTATAACGCCGAAGTTTATGAAAGCGCATTAGATAACATCATATTGCTGGTTCAACAGCTGAAGGATGCGGTAGACCGATCAGTTGTTCAGGATTTAAACGCCACTATCTCAAAGCTCACGTTGCCGCCGCCTTCTGCTGGCTTGGTAATGGTCGGTAATTCAGCTGAAGACGGGTGGGAAGACGGGCCGAGTGCAACGGAAATTTCAAATGCTCAGACTTATGCTATCGCAGCACAAACGGCGCAGGGTTTATCTGAGGATGCACGTGATCTTTCAATCGCAGCAAAAAACGATGCAGAGACAGCGGTTACTAATGCCCAGACAGAGGTAACTTACGCAGCTGAATGGGCGAATAAAGCAGAGGATAGCCTGGTGAGCGTCGCTGCAGGTGGTGACGGTGTTACTGACTATTCATCGTTGCATTGGGCTGCTAAAGCAGCAGCGAGCGCAGCCACAAGTGCTGATTTAGCGTCCGCAGTTTCTGGTACAGATACTTATACAGCTACACTCGGTATATCTAGTTATACATCAGGTAAAACATATTATTTATCGTTTGCGAACACCAATACTATTGCTGCACCTACTATCAACTTTGATACTCTTGGCGCAAAAACAATAAAAAATATTGATGGTTTAGCATTACCGGTAGGTTCAATACCGGCTGAAGCATTTGTCCGTTATGATGGTGCAGATATGATTTTGTTAAATCCAGCTCAAAAAGGTGTTATTGCTGCATCTTATGCCGAATTAAATACGACGGGCACAGGTACAACGGATTTACCGTTCGATGATACTATCCCGCAAAATACCGAAGGTGATGAAATTTTAACAGTTACGCATAATCGTGTATCAGCATCTTCACAACTATATGTATCTGCAAAAACTTGGCTCGGTGAAGACTCAAATGTGTCTGTCGTTATATTAGGAGCCGCATTATTTCAAGATGCAATAGCAGATGCAATTGACGTTAATTATAATGCAGACTCACCAAATGGTGAGTTCGGCGCAAGTCTACAGGCTCACGAACTTACTTTAGGCGCAAAAGTGGCATCTGGTTCAACAGGAAACACGACCTTCAAATTACGTGTCGGTTTGGCGGGGGCAGGCGCAGCTGCAAATTGTCGCTGGAATGGTGTTAATGGTGGCCGCAAAGGTGGCGGTGCGATGAAAACATTTATACAGGTATTGGAGGTATTAGAATAATGCCATATTACAGCAAAACATTAAGATCTTTAAAGCCGACTGCTACAGGCTGGATGTGTCTTGACGATTCCACAGCAGATAAAATGCTATCCACATTAAAAAATTGGCCTTCTGAAATTACTTTACCAACTAAAGCAGCTATTGAAGCCGAAATGATAAAGTTAGAAGCTGAGAATGCTATTTTAGAAAATATTCAAGCAGCAAAAAAAATTCGTGACGATGCTTTAAATGCTCTCGTATATGATTTCGGTGACGGTCGTATTATGCAAACTCGACCGAAAGACGAATCGAACATTCGTAACGCGATTGAAATTATGACTGCGAATTCAATCCCATCGATAGGATGGTCAATGGTTGATGATGTAAAACAGGATGTCACGGTTACAGACCTTCAAACAGCATTACAAGCTGGGCAATTAGCCGCTTTAGTTATTTGGGAGAATTATAACCCATGAATAAACAACGACTGACAGTAACTGTACTTGCCTATTTGTTCTTTCCGTTATTTTATGGAACGTTGTTTTTCTATATCGGCTTTATGTCGTTAAAGGAAAAAGAGCATCAGAAAAAACTAAAAGAAAAATTCGGCGCTATTTGGTATGGTTTTTATGTGCTGCTTTTTATCGGTTTAATAATGGATACGCTATTTAATTGGACTGTCGGAACGCTTTACTATCGTGAATTTCCACAAGAGTTTTTATTCACGACACGATGTAACCGTCATTTAACAACGGGTAAAGGAAAACAATTATCCCGTGCTCATTTTGTTTGTGACAATATGCTCGATCCATTTGACAAAGGGCACTGTGAATGAATGACCCATTAATTATGAATATATTGCTATCACTAGTCGCAACGCTGTTTTTTCTACTTGTTATGATTCTCGGCTGGTTGGGCAATAAGATATATTCAAAATTATCTGAAATGGTAATATCTATGAGATCTATAGAGGCTGATTTGCATGGTAAAATATCAAATCTTGATAGACGCGTTACAGTTGTAGAAACAAAGATGCTAGAGCAATGCAAAAAATAGACTCATACATCCCTAATGGTGGCGGATTTCAAAAGCCTGATTTGCTGGTTATTCACGCAATGGGAGAATTTATAAAATCTGAACGCATCGGATACCCATCACAACACGCAGTCCCGTTTTTAAATGAGAACGGCTACTCAGCGCACCTGCTTATTTCTCCAGAAGGTGACGTTTATAAATGCCACCCCTTTGATCACGTTGCTTATCATGCAAAAGGCTATAACCTTAATTCAATAGGCATCGAATTTCTTGTGCCTGGCAAGCATGATTACTCATCGTTTTTAGCGGCAATCAAAACTGACTGGGTATCTGAGGAACAATATCAATCAGGGTTAGCGGAAATTAAAGCCATTCTGCACGATTATCCAATTACCCGGATAGTGAAGCATTCTGATATATCGCCTGGCAGAAAATATGATCCAGGTGAAGGCTTTCCATGGGAACGACTACTAAATGATCTGGGGATGCTGTAATGGACGAAATCAAATCAATTACTGAGTTTTTATCATTGTTATTCACACCCGTTCAACAGACAGCGCTGTTGATTATTTCTTTGTGCGTATTGACCGCGACGCATAATTTCAAAATCATTTACTTCGGGTTCAGGCCTGAACGACGTGACAGCAGGAAGGCCGCAATCACCCGTTTATTCGCAGTATGCTCA